CGGAACCCTCCGCCAATCCACACGCTGGCCCGGCGGTCAACTGCGCCTTCGACGAGCTGGTGCCGCTCGAAAAGCTGGTGCCCAACCCGCGCAACCCGAACCAGCACCCGCAGAGCCAGGTCGCCCTTCTGGCGAAGGTCATCGGGCATCAGGGCTGGCGGTCGCCCATCGTGGTGTCGACACGGTCGGGCTTCATCGTTGCGGGTCACGGTCGGTACGAGGCGGCGAAGGCGCTCGGACTGTCGGCGGTGCCGGTCGACTACCAGGACTTCGCGACCGAGGCCGACGAGTGGGCCCACCTGATCGCCGACAACCGACTCGCCGAGTTGGCCGAGGCGGACGAATCGGCGCTGCGGGCGCTGCTTGGCGAATTGAAGGCGACCGACCTGGACATGGACCTCGCCGGGTTCGATGCCGGCGCCCTCGAAGGCCTGCTGTCTGGGGGCGGGGAGCCCGAGGCGCCCGCCGATTTCCCCGCGGTCGACGAGAACGTCCCGACCGAGTTCCAGTGCCCAAAATGTGCGTTCAGGTGGTCCGGGAAACCCTCGTGAACACCGAGAAGCCACCCTACCGCGTCCCGAGCGTGGCGGAGATCGCCGCCGTGCCGTGGAACGGCTTCACCGCCATCTCGACCTTCAGCGGCTGCGGCGGATCGTGCCTCGGGTACCGGATGGCGGGCTTTCGCGTCGCCTGGGCCAGCGAGTTCATCCCGGCAGCCGCCGACGTGTACCGGGCCAACCACCCGGAGACGATCCTCGACACCCGGGACATTCGGAAGGTCCAGCCGGCCGAGATCCTCGAAGCCACGGGGTTGAAGGTCGGCGAGCTGGACCTCATGGGTGGGTCGCCGCCCTGCGCCTCGTTCTCCACCGCCGGTAAGCGGGAGAAGCACTGGGGCAAGGCCAAGAAGTACTCCGACACCGTCCAGCGAACGGACGACCTCTTCTTCGAGTTCATCCGCCTGCTGGACGGCTTGAAGCCCCGGGTGTTCGTGGCGGAAAACGTCAGCGGGCTCGTGAAGGGCGTCGCCAAGGGATACTTCCTCGAAATCCTCGCGAAGCTGAAGGCCTGCGGCTACCGGGTCGGGGTCAAAGTCCTCGATGCCCAGTGGCTGGGCGTCCCGCAGGCGCGGCAGCGGACCATCTTCATCGGCGTGCGCGAGGACCTCGGGCGAGCTCCGGTGTTCCCGAAGCCGCTGCCCTACCGCTACACGCTGCGGGACGCGCTGCCGTGGATCGTGCGCGGCAAGTATGGGCCAACGTGGAAACAGGCGGATGCCCCCTCGCCGACCGTCAGCGCGCACGGGTCCTACAACCCGGTGACCAGCCATCAGGGACTCGAACTGGTCGAGGCCGTCATCCACGACACGAAGGGTAAGTTTCCGTCCGCTGGCGACATCACCGACCGGCCCAGTCCGGCGATTACGGTCATGGGTCGGAACCAGTTCAAGGTGCAGATTCGCGGCGGCACCGGCGCGGCCTTCGACCAGAAGGGCCAGGCGTTCGATCCCGACAAGCCGTGCCCGACAGTGCTCGGCACGAAGCCGAACCAGTTCACCGTCGAGGGCCTCGACATGTCCCGCTTCGCCATCGGCAAGGAGTGGGACCGACTCCGCCCCGGGCAATCGTCCGAACGATACTTCAACCTGGTGCGCCCACATCCAGACGCGCCGTGCCCCACCATCTGCGCCAGCCACGGACATCCCGGCATTGCCAGCGTCACGCACCCAACGGAGAAGCGAAAGCTGGCCATCGCCGAGCTGAAGCGCATCTGTGCCTTCCCGGACGACTTCGTCCTGACCGGCACCTATGGCCAGCAATGGGAGCGTCTCGGGCGCGCCGTGCCACCCGTCATGATGGCAGCCATCGGCAAAACCATTCGCGATGAAATCCTCTCTTGAGATCCCGAAGCACTGGACGTTCCGCAGCCAAGCGGTTGCGAAGCACTTCGATCAGCATGTGCGCGAACAGTTGCCCTGGTATGACATCGCCACTCAGGCGGTCGCACACTTCGGCCGGCACTACATTCCGAACGGGGCCAGAGTGTACGACATCGGGGCTTCGACCGGAAACGTGGGCAACGCCATGCGCGAGACTCTCGTTCAGCGGAAGGCCAAATTCACCGCGATCGATGAGAGCCAAGAGATGGCCGAACGGTATGCCGGTCCGCCGCAGCTGGTGGTCGCCGACGCAGTCAGCTTCGCCTACGAGCCCTTTGACTTCGCGGTCTGTTTCCTGGTCTTCATGTTCCTCCCCATCGCCCACCGCGGCTCTTTCCTGCGCCGGTTGCAGGGCCTGACCAAGCCTGGTGGCGCGCTCGTCATCGTCGACAAAGTCCAGATGCCGCCCGGGTACGTGGGGACCGCATTCAGCCGCTTGAGCCTTCAGCAGAAGCTCGCCGCCGGCGCGGAGCCGGCCGCCATCCTTCAGAAGGAATTGTCCCTCGCCGGGTACCAGCGCCCCATCGACACGCGGCTGTTGCCCAAGACGGCGCGGGTGTTCTTCCAGGTCGGCGAGTTCGTGGGCTGGATCATCGAGGCGCCGGAGGCCTGACCCGTGGCCGACTCCGGAATCATCGACACCACCCAGCTCGTCCGCCTTTCCGGGCTGACCGATCGCCGCCTGCGCGAACTCGCCCGGGAGGGTTGGCTGCCCGCACCGAACAACGGGCAGTACCCCCTGGTGGGGGCCATCCAAGGCCTGCTCCGGTACTACCGCGAGCGCGACGAGAAGCGGACCGTTCAGGAGTCGTACGACAGCATCGCATCGTGCTCCACGGGAACCGGCATCCCCGCCACGGCCATCAAACACGCGAAGCGGTCGGGGTGCTCGGCCTTCCGCGGGAGCCGGGTTTACCTGGCGCCGCTGATCCGCTGGCTGTTCGAGACGCCGAACCGCTCGCCGGTCAACTACGAGCAGGAGCGCGCTCAGCACGTCGTCCTCCAAAACGCGAAGCTGAAGGTTCAGCTCCGCGAACTGAAACGGCAGCTGATCCCGGTTGAGGAAGTCTCGCATCTGGGCGCCGAACTCGGCTCCGCCATCCGCAAGGTCCTGACCCGCCTGCATCGCATCGCGCCCTCGTTGGAGGGTCATCCGGTCGAGGTCATCGAGACGCGGTTGAAGGAGGAAGAGGACGAGGTCCTGAAGCAATTGCACACCATCGACGAGCGGCTGGCGCAGTGGCAGGGCGCCTCCTCGGACTGACCGGAGTCGACTCTGGCCCCTGCGGCCCCTCGCCCTTTACGAGGCTCGCTGTATGGAACCTGCTTCGATCCCGGAAACCATTCGCACCATCATCGCCCAAGCGGGAGGCCTTGGCCTCCGCGGCGCCTTCACCTACATCGGCGCCCGCCAGTTCCGCTACCGCTGCGCCCGGCCCGAGGGTGAGTACCGTTCGGCCTACCCCTCCCGCCTCACCTCCGAGGACGGCCCGCCCCGGGTCGACTTCGATGTTGGCCTCCACTTCCTCGTGAACGGCAAGCCGGGCCGGAGGTGGAGCTTGGTCATCGCCTACGAGCCCGACGACCTCTACTCCGTCTGGTTGGTCGAGGGGCACGCTGGCAGGAAGGCCGATTCCATGGTCCTCGCCTGCGTGCGGGACGTGTACTGCGACACGTTGCAGTCGGTCATCGAAGAGACCTACGACCGGGCCATCGGCGAGCACAACCAAGGCTTCATCCCTCTTGGCTGACCATGAACGAAGCCACCCCGCGCCGCCGCCGCGCCAAAGACAATCACGAGTTCGGAGTCATCCGCCTACGCGAACTGCCTGTGCCCATCTCAAGCTGCGACTGCCCGCAGCGCATCTACGACTTCTGGATGGCCAATATCGCCACCGCTTCGTGGTACACCGCCGAAGTGGAATGCCTCTGCGCCATCCACCTCAATACCCGGCGCAGGGCTACCGGCTTTCATCTGGCGGGCATCGGCACGCTCGACACCGTCCTGATGACGCCTAGGGAAATCTTCCGGACCGCCATCCTGCGCAATGCCGCCGCCATCGTGGTTGCGCATTCTCATCCGAGCGGTGACCCACGGCCCTCGGAGGCCGATATCCGCGCCACCCGGGAGCTCATGCAGGCGGGGCGGATCATCCGCATCGAGGTCCTCGACCATGTAGTGATCGGACAGTCCGCTCCCGACCACCCGCAGCCGTGGGCATCCCTCCGGGAACTGGGGTCCTTCTACTGAACCGGCCCCCTGGAATCCTCGGAGAACCCTTGGACACTCTCACCCTCCCACCGTAGCGAGACTCACGTCCGGAGCGGATCAACCAAAACCCCCGCCCCGCCAAAGACCAACATGAAGAAGACCACCGAAGCCACCCAGACCCCGAAGACCACAACCACCGCCGAGCCGAAGGCCGCGAAGGCCAAGAAGGCGCCGCCGGCCCCGGCGACCGAGCAGCTCGCGCCCCAGCCCGCGGCCGCTCCAGCGAAGGTCGAGAAGCCCGCGAAGGCAGCCAAGGCGGCGAAGTCCGACACCGACGGCGAAGCGACCGATCGGCTCCCCACCACGCTCGAGGAACTGAAGGAGACCAAGGGCGGTTTCGTCGCCTTCCACTTCCTCACCGGAAAGGACAAGGACGCCATCGCAAAGGACCTCGCCGCCGCCTTCAAGCTCTCCGAGCCGCAGGCGGCGAAGATCGTCCGCCGGATCACCGGCCGCGTGCGGCTCTACGCCCGGGTGTTCGAGCTCGTACCGGCGAAGAAGTAGGCCACGCGCCAACTGCCACGACGCCCCTCGGAGCCCCCGAGGGGCTTTTTCGTGTCCAGACGGGCCAGCTAGACCGCCGCGAGAACAGCCGAGAACCGGCAGAGAAGCGGTTTTCGAGGTGCGGGAGGCAGGTCAGACCTGCCTCCCGCGGCGGGCGCCAGCGAGGCACCAATGACAAAGTTCCCCCACCCTTGGGCGTGGGAGCGACCAGCGGCCGCTGGCGAGGGCACGGCTCATCGACGCCGACCGGAAATGTCGTGCGCTGGCCAGGAGGACAGAGGCTATCGCTTCCGCATTGCCTCCTGAAGGGGCTTTGCTGCCTCAGAGAGGCCCCGGATGTCGAAAGTCGCGGTGACAACATTCCCGTGGGCAGGCTTCAGACGTAGAACGAGTTGGTCGTGTCGCTGGAGTTCGCTGAGGAAGGTACGTGCATCGCCTGGGAAGAAGGCCGAATCACCTGTGGTCGAGACACCCCATTTCGACTCGACGGCTGGGTCGCGCCCGAGACGCATAGTCACAGGCACCGAGTCGCTGCCGAGATACGATCCGGCAACCACAAACAGCTGCAACGCGCCTTCCTTCAAACGAAGCAGCAGCCTCGGCGATTCGCCGAATGGGGAGGCCCCCTCCACTTCCTTTCCTTTGACACTCAGAATCACAACCGGTGAGTCATCGATTGGTGAGCTTTCGCTGCGCACCTGCCAGTGCGCCTCCTCGGGAGCCTTCGGGTTTGGCGTGCCTTTGGCGCCCAGGCTTTGGAGTGCAGTCTTGCTAAGTTGTACACTTGAGAGTTTCCACGTCCAATCCCGCAGGCGGAACAGTAGGTCCACATTGTCGGTGCTCACCTTGAATGCGGTCGGAGCGGTAAAGAATGCCGATCGAACCTGATTCGTTTCAGACCGCGCGGAGCCTACCATCTTGCCTGCGCTCTCCGAATTCGTGCGGGCCGAGTTGGTTCGGATGTCCGTGAAGAGGCGTTGAACGCCAGCCGGCGTAACGTACGCGTCCACGAGCGAATCGACCAGCTTGGGCAGGAATGCGACGGCAAGTCCGGAAAACGGATTCTTCGCAAGATCGGGATCACTCTGAACGTTCGCGAGTATCGAGGCGTTCATTTGCTCCTTGAGGGAAGCTCTGAACGAATCGAAGTCGACGTGGGCCGAAGCGTACTCCGAGTCGCCAATCTCAAGAGCGTTCGCGAGCTTCCGTGCGACGAAATACGGCCAACCGATATAAGCGCCAGCGCACGCCAGCAGAGCGCCAATCACAACCACTCTACGTCCCGTGGTTTTACGGCGTCGACTCGGTCGAGATGGGAGCAGGTATCCAGGAGTTATCTCCCGTCCTGGTTCCTCAGCCCTACAGGTGTCAGTGCTCACCACTGTGGTCGCCGGCACGACCACCGGCTCGTCGCACATCGGGCAATTTGTCGCGTTGCCAGCATTGTCATCCCCGACCGCAAGATGCTGACCGCATTTGGAGCAGGTGAAGCGGATGTCGGACATTTGGGCCTTAAAGACGAGCTTTACTCCGCCCGAGCATGCCGGGTGGAGGCGGCTAGTAAAGCCGGCTGTGGTGACGCGCCCACGCCGCGCCTGCATAGGCGAAGGCCGAGAAGCCCATCCATGCCGCCAAGATTGTCCGCCGGATCACCGGCCGAGTCCGCCTCTACGCCCGGGTTTTCGAACTCGTCCCGGCGAGGAAGTAACAAGCGCGGCACGTGCCTCGACGCCCCTCGGAGACCTCGAGGAGTATTTTCGTGTCCAGACGGGCCAGCGAGACCGCCGCGAGAACGAGCGAGAACCGCCCGAGAAGCGGTTTTCCGGGCGCGTCAGGTAGGCCAGACCGGCCTTCCGGGGCCGGCGCCAGCGAGGCGGCAAAGGACAACGTTCCCGCCTGGGGTGTGGGAACGTCCCGACACCCCCTGATCGAAGGCTTCTGCAGCGCCTGCAAACCCGCCGACCGCCGGCCCCCGTGGCAGTGGTGCGAGGAGCATGTTCGGGTTGACGAGACCTCGCCCCTGCCCGGGCGCTGGCGTTCCGACGCCTCGCCGTGGGTCCGCTCGGTGATGGACGACTTCGCCAACAACACCGTCCGGGACATCGCCGTCCAATGCGCCGCTCAGAGCGCCAAGACCCAGACCGTCATGAACTGCGCCTGCTGGGCCATCGCCGAAGACCCGGGACCGGCGATGTGGGTGACGGCGACCAAGGACGAGCTGCGGGACTTTCTCCGCGACCGGCTGACGCCGACCTTCGAGGACTGCCCGCCAGTGAAGGCGCGCATGGCCGAACCGACCCTGACCGGGTTCGCCTTCGACGGGATGCCTTTCTACGCCGGCTGGTCGGGCTCGAAGGCCCGGCTGCAATCCAAGCCCATCCGCTGGCTCTTCTGCGATGAGGTGCGCAACTACGCTCCCGGCCGGCTGGAAATGGTCCTGAAGCGGACCCGGTCCTTCTGGAACTCGCGGCGGTTCCTGATTTCGACCCCCGGCACCAAGGGTGACGCCATGGACACGGCCTTCCGCGCCGGGGACCAGCGCGTCTGGCACTTCGAGTGCCCAGCCTGCCATCACCTCCAACCCCTGAAGTTCGAGCAGCTGAAGTGGGAGTCGGACGACACGACGAAACCCGAGGGCAAGTGGCGCTTCGACGCCCTGGCCGCAACGATCCGCTTCGAGTGCGGCGGCTGCGGGCACCGAATCAAGGACACCCCCGTGGACCGACGATGGATCGAGGCCCACGGCCGATTTGTTCCGCAGAACCCCAACGCCCCGAAGTCGCGGGTGAGTTACACGTGGAACGCTCTCCTGCCGCACTGGATCGAGTGGCGCTCCATCGTGGAAGAATTCCTCGCCGCCGTGGACGCCATGCGCCTGGGGGGCGACATCGAGCCGATGTTCACCTTCGTCACGGAGACCCTTGGCGAACCGTGGGACCTCGACCGCTGGCTGGTCACCAGCGACGACTACCTCCAGCAGCGGAAGGCCGACTACGATTTCGGCGACCCGTGGCCGCTGGAAAAGGCGCGATTCATCGCCGCCGACCGGCAGGCTCGTGGAGGCGAGCACTACTTCTGGGTGGCCCGGACGTTCGGCGTTGGCGGCACGAGCCGACTTCTTGGATACGGCCGATGCAGCAACACGACCGAACTGGAGGAGGTCCGCCGGCAACTGAACGTGCCCGTGGTCAACGCCATGATCGACACCGGGTTCAAGGCCTCGGAGGTCTACCGCTTCTGCATGGCCACCGGCTGGAAGGCGATGAAGGGGGATGACGCCGAGTGGTTTCTCAGCCAGGACCCGCGCACCGGCAAGACCGTCCGCCGGGTCTGGCGGCGTGTCCTGGTTGACCCAACCCTCGGCGCCCGGCGGTCACGGGTCCGCCGGCACCTTCCCCTCTTTCAGTGGTCGAACCCGAGCCTGAAGGACCACCTCGCCCTGTTCACCCATGGGGTCGTCGGCCAGTGGACCATTCCCCGGAAGACGGGCCGGGACTACGTCGAGCAGATGACGGCGGAGGTCCGGGAGGAACGGGAGGATTCCCGGGGACGGATCAAGGTCCTCTGGGTCCAGAAGCGACGGGACAACCACTACCTGGATTGCGAGCTGATGATCGACGTTGCCGCCGTCATTTCCGGGTGCCTGAAGGCGGGTGCGATGCCCGATTCCGAGGCGGCAAAGGACAACGTTCCCGCTGGGGCGTGACTGCACGTCCACGCCTTGAAGTCCGGATGCTGGTCCGGGCTCTGAAACTCCAACTGACTGACGGGGCCACCCTGGTCAGCGCCCTGAACGCACTCGTGACCCAGAAATGGGCCACCAACGTGGTCAACGGGCAGACCATCCTGTCGACCGCGGAGGCCGGCGGCTCGGTAACATTCACGTTCGAAAGAGCTTACACGCCTGCGGAACTCGCCGTGATGGCGGAGGAAGCTCTCGAATGGGTCAACACCCTCGCCAATCCGGAGAACCCGCCCTTGGACGTGGCCCGGTACAACCGTCTCCACCCCACCTTCCACAAGGCCGTCCTGTGATCCCGATCTTTCGCCGCCTCTTCCCGCCGGCCCCGCAGCCGGCCAAGCGAACCTCGAACGTTCGGCCGCCTCAGCCCGCAGCCGCCGCCCCGGCCGTCACCCCTGTGCGCAACTACTTCGAGGCGCTGAACACCGTCGACCACCGGACCCCGATTCCCGCCACCGGGCTCTACGTCCACCGGCTCCTGTCGAAGTTCAACCGGCTCCAACTGGCGTCGGTCGCCCGCTACCTGTGGGACAACGTCGGCTTGGTCTTCTACGCCACCGACTTGGTCGCGAACTACTCGACGCCGATGGTGCCCCGGGCAGCCACGCTCGACCGCAAGTGGAACGAGGCCGCAAACACGCTCTTCGACGATTGGGTGGAACGTGCCGATTTCACGGGCCGCTTTGACTTCTGGGACCTGCAACGACTGGGGTCCTTCTACCTCGACACCGACGGCGAAGTCTTCGCCCTCTGGACCGACGAGGCGGGGTTCCCGCAGGTCCAGTTGCTGGAGTCCTGGCGAATCGACAAGCCCACGGTCGCCGACGACCGCATCTTCGACGGTGTCCAACTCGACACGCAGGGCCGGGTCCATGGCTACTGGTTGGACGGGAAGACCCTGCTCGACGCCAACGCCCTCGTTCACCTCTTCGACCTGGAGCGGTACACCCAGTACCGGGGGATGAGCCCCATCCGCCGTGGGGCCAATGACATGCGCGATGGGAACGACATCAAGGGCTTCCAGAAGGTTCTGTCGAAGCTCTCCACCGTTCTGACCCTCGCCATTCAGGGGGCGCCGCTCGAAGAGAACCCGTGGGGCTCGCCTCCGGAACCGGCCGGCGAAGGGTCGACCGAGGAAGAACCACCGGCCGAGGACAACACGAAGCAGCGCAGCTTCACCGTCGCCGACCTGGTCGCGGGCGACATTCCAACCGTCCCGGAGGGGCACGAGTTGAAGCAGGTCAACACCCCCAGCGCCCCGGCCAACAACATCGAGGTCATCGGCTACCTCGCCGGCTGCTTTGTCGCTGGGATGGGGCTCCCGCCCGCGTTCTTCCTCGATGAGAAGCTGACTGGGCCGAACCAGCGGGCGGTCAACGGCAAGGCCCAACGGAAGTTCGACCGCCGCAAGCAGGTTGCCGCCCGTTTGGGGCGGTCGGCCTGGCAACGGGTCATCGCCAGCGGGATCGCGTCCGGCGGGCTCCCAGCCACCGACGGCTGGGCGCGGTGCGACTTCATCGGCCCGTCCAAGCTCACCATCGATGCCGGCCGGGAGATGGCTCAGGAGCGGGAAGACGTGGCCCGGGGTCTGATGACCCGCCGAGACCACTACGGAAACCGGGGTCGGTCCTGGCGGCGGGAGACCGACCAACTCTTCGAGGAAATCGACTACATCCTCGACCGGGCTACGACCCTCGCCGAGGAGCACGGCATCCCGGTCGAGACGGTCATGGCGAGCTTCGGTTTGACCTCTCCGAAGGGGACGTCGCCGTCCAGTCCGGAGGCGGCAAAGGGCAACGTTCCCGCTTCTGGTGATGAACAGCGTTCTGCTGATGCTGGCGGCCCAAGTTCCGATGCTTGAAGCCCGGGCGGGTCAGGCCCTTTTCGGACGTCTCCTTGGGCCTTCCGCAGCCGAACCGGAGTCTTGGCGGAAGGCCCGCCAGAACTTCGCGCCTCGAACGTCCGTGGAGGACGGCATCGGGGTCCTCGAAATCAACGGCGTCCTCGCCTACCGCCCCGACCTCGGGGAGCTGATCTTCGACGGCTTCGAGGACAGCTCGGAAGTCCTGGCCGCATTCCGTCGTCTCGAAGCCGATCCGGAGGCCAAGGCCATCGTCCTGAACATCAACTCCCCCGGTGGCTTCTCCGTGGGCGGCGCGGAGATCGCGGACGCGGTTCGTGGCTCTTCCAAGCCCACCGTGACATGGGCCGGCGGGATGATGTGCAGCCTCGCCTACTGGATCGGCTCGCAGGCGCAGGCGGTCATTTCCGGGCGCAGCGCGATGGTCGGCAGCATCGGGGCCTACGTCTCCGTGGTGGACTATCACCGGATGCTGGCCAACGCGGGCATCGAAGTGAAGGTGTTCACGAACAAGGAGGGGACCTTCAAGGCGGCGGGGATGCCGGGGGCCGAAATTACCGCCGATCACGCGGCGGAATTCACCCGTCAGGCGCAGCGGACTTTCGACCTATTCCGGGCCGATGTCCTGCGGGCAAAGGACAACGTTCCCGCTTCAGCGATGCAAGGTCAGGTCTTCGATGGTGCCGAAGCCAAGCGCAGCGGGCTTGTGGATGCGCTCGGGGACCTGAATTACGCCAAGGCGGTGGCCCGTCGTTTGGCGCGCAAAGGACAACGTTCCAACTGAGGAAAAGAGAGCCATGCCAACGACCATCCCCGACCAGAACGATGTTCTGGCTACCAACGAGCGACTGACGTCAGAGAACACCCGGCTGACGGCCGAACTCAACGCCGCCACCGAACTGCTCGATGCCGCCCAGATTCAACTCGCCACCGCTCAGACTGAAGCCGCGAAGGTGCCGGCGCTGACGGCCGACCTCGAACGCTCGAAGGCCGAGACCGCCGCGGCTGCCGCCAAGCTCGGCGACTTCAACAAGGCCGTCGCGGCGGAGGTCCAGAAGCTGGGCATCCGACCGAAGGCCGCCGAACACAAGGAGGCCCCGGCCGATGCCGACCTGACTCCGACCCAGCGCGTTCTCGCCGCGAAGGGCGTCGGCTCAATTCGCGAGCTGTCCCCGAAGTTCAACGCCTGAACCCACCCCCCCGACTCCCAACTCACCAATCCCATGCCCACCACCATCAGTGATCTTTGGATTCCCGACATCTGGCTCCAGACGATGCGGGAGAAGCAGGCGACCTTTCCGACCCTCCTGAACTCCGGGGTCGCGGTCGACAACCCCAGGGCCACCGAACTCGCCTCCGGTCCCGGCGAGGTCGCGATGATCCCCTTCTTCAAGGACATCACCGACCAGGACGACGAGATCCAGGTCGAGAACGCCGAGCCGGCCGTCGACAACAAGATCACCAGCGGCCAGATGAAGGCCGTCGCCTGCAACCGGGTCTGCAAGAGCTCGGCCACGGCGTTCTCGGCCCAGCTTTCCGGCGAGGACCCGGTCGGTGAGATCGTTGCCCAGATGGTCCAGCGCCGGCTCAAGCAGCGGCAGAAGACCCTTCTGGCCATGGTTCGCGGTGCCTTTGGTTCCGCCGGGGCCTCCGGGGTGGCTGCGCCCCTGAAGCCGGTCCGGGTGGATGCCTTCGACGAGTCCGGGGACGGGGCCACGTCGGATCAGCTCATGGGCATCGAGCTCTTCATCCAGGCCAAGAGCCTGATGGGCGAACTGGCCGATGACCTCATGGGCGGCGCCCTGTGGCTCCACCCGACCATCCTCGCCGCGCTTGAACTGGGCGATGAGACCAGCTTCGACAAGGCCAGCCATGGTCCCTGGACGATCCGCACGTACCGCGGCATCCCCATCTACACGTCCGAGGCGCTGGTCCGTGCCGGCACCACCAACGGGTTCGTGTACGACACCTACCTCCTGGCCAAGGGGATCATCGCCCGGGGCGAGAAGCCGCAGAAGACCGACGTGGTCGACGTGGCCGCGCTGCAGATGGAGCGGAAGTTCGGCCTCAACAACGAGATCATCTACGACCGGACCCGGTTCGTGTTCCACCTCAACGGCACGAAGTGGGTGGGCACGCCCGCCGCGGAGAGCCCGAGCAACGCGGAACTGGGCACCATCGCCAACTGGAACCTCGTGCTGGCTACGGCGAACCGCGTGGGCGCCGTGTGCATCCGCACCAACGGATAACCTCCCATGCACAAGGTTGACCCATACCCCGAGCCGGTGGCGCTGACTGCCCTCGACCTGAAGCGACTGACGCGGATGCAGGGCGAGAAGGGCCGTGACACCCGGCTGCGCCGACTCGCCCGCCGCAACCGCGACGTGGCCTGGCTGCTTACCGAGCACCAGCGCCTCTCTGCGACCAAGCCCAAGAAGGCCAAACCCGCCGAAACGCCGTGACGCTCGTCGAACAAGCCCGCCTGGTTGGGATCCAGTCCCAGCTCGCCGTTCGAGGCCGCACCGTGACTCACGTCCGGAGTGGGCTGCCGTTTCGTGCGCTGGCCGACCACCAGCCAGGGTTCAAAGCCCGGCCGGCGGCCGAGGGTGAGTACGCATTCGGAGCGGAGGAACGTTCGGAGGACAGTCTCTTCATACTCCGCGTCGACCTCGGGGAAACCCGGATTGCTGTGGGCGACGAGTTGGCCGGTGCCGCTGGCACCTTCCGCGTGGTCGCGGTTGAGGATTCGCCCAACAACCTCCTGGTCCGCTTCACCGTAGAGGTGGCCCGTGCTTGACCTGTCCGTCAACGCCCGGGACTTCAACGACGCCGTCACTCGGTACGTCCTGACCTTGGGCAAGGACGCGAGGGGTGCCGTCCGCCAGCAGTCCATGCTGCTGGGCAGAAAGCTTGTTCAATTCACGCCACCGGGGACTCGTGCCCAAGGCCGGAAGGCCGTGGCTCGCGACATTCGGCGCGCCGTCACGCCGGTCCGACCGGCGGATTTCACGAGCCCCGACATTCGGAGGCTCATTCGCGCTCGCGACTACGCTGGATTGGAAGCCGTGTTCGCCCGGTTTGAGAAAGGCGGGTTCGCCGGGTTCCGAGTTCTGCCGTTCGCCGCCGAGCTTCACCGCTCGCGTCGGGATCGGCGGGGCCGAGTCACCCGTTCCGCCAAGGTCGCCACGCCGGACGCTCCGCAGGTTCGCGACTACATCCGGCAGGTCCAGACCCACGTTGGGCGGGCGAAGGGCGGCTGGGTCCCCACGGTCACCCGGCTGGGTGGCAACGTGCCCGAGTGGCTCCTGCGTCACGCCGTTACCGGCACGGTCGAGGACCGCTCCGGGTCCATGAACCCGTCGGTGAAGATGAAGAACCGCTCCGAGTGGGCGGGCGACGTCAACGTGGACCGGGTTCTCTCGAACGCCATGGGCGCCCGCCGGCAAGCCATCCTCACCTCGATCGAGAAGGCGGCGACGGGTGCCGCCAAGACCTCCCGCCTCAAGCGATGAATCTCTGGGACATCCAACCGGCGGTGAAGGCCGCCCTCGAATCGCACACCTCGCTCGCTGGGGTTCCGGTGCTTCTCGATGACGGGGCTTACGACCGCACCCCCGGTCGCGAGGCCGCGCTCAAGGGAGCCGGAGTCGTAATGATCGTCTGGCAGATCGCGAGTTTTGGCATCCCCGCCTCGGCCAAGGACGGGGTTGCCGCTCACCTCGTCTACACGCCCGTGGTCATCGAAGAAAACGTCGAGCGCAACCGCAACGGAGGCCTCGGACTCTCCTGGGAGCGCCTCCTGCAACACGGCCTCGAAGCCCTCAGCGGCCGGCGTCAGACCGGCTTCGAGTTCCAGCTCTACGACCCCGCTTGGCAGAACCTCGGAAAGGTCGACGGGGTCAACCGAGTCGTCTTGAACATCCTTTGCACCTCCTACGTGAAGCCCCTTGGAACCTCCGGAACCCTATGAAACGCCCCGAACGCTTTCGCCGACTCTCCTCCATCGCCATCGGCCTCTGGGTCCTGCACGCCTTCGCCTTGGTGGCGGCGACCACCGACGCGTTAGCACCGGTGACCCACGTCGCCGATGTGGCCCGCGAGAAGGACGTGGTCTGGCTGTCCTTGGTCACCGCCATCGTCGCACTCGTCTTCAGCGCGTGGCTGGTCCGCCAGATGATGGCGCAGTCGGTCGCGAGCATCACCGCCATCAACGCCCTCGCGCAGGAACTTCGCGGCCGACCGTGCTTCTACCGCGAGGCCGAACTCGACCGTCACCGCCAACACCCCCCCGTATGAGCCGCCGAACCATCCACGTCCGCCGCATCCAGGAAGTCGAACTCGTGCGCGAGCACTGGGTGAACGGCCAACGCTTTTCCCCCGGCACCGTCCTGTGCCTCCCGGCCACGTGCGCCTCGAACCTGATCGAGGCGGGCGCGGCCAAGGTCCGGGACACCGAACCCTCAAACTCCGACTCCAACTGATCCCATGCCTACCGCCATCACCCTCGGGCACATCGAGGCCCACGAGAAACTCACCGCCCGCCTTTTCGTTCAGCCGACGGGCGAATCTGGCTATGTCGACTGCGGCAATGTCGCCGACTACAAGCACACGCCCGAGAAGCAGTACAAGACGCGGATGGTGGCCGAGGGCGGCTTCCGCCGGGTCAATGACGAGCAGGTCGACACCGTCCACGACCGCTGGGAGTTCACCCTCGATGAGATGGACGCCTTCAACCACCGGCTGCTCCACCTGGCGCAGGCGCCGTCGAGCGTCAGCCAGGCTGCGGCCACTGCCCCGGCTGGCACCGCCAGCCTGACGGGCATCACCAAGGGTCGATGCTACTTCGTCGGCGCCGTGGGCCTGAACACGGTCGTCGTCAAGAAGGGCGTCACCACGCTGGTCGAGGGAACCGATTACACCATCGACCCGGGAGCGGGCGTTCTGACCGTCCTGCCCGGCAGCGTCACCGTCGCGGAAGGCGATGACCTGAGCCTCACGTTCGGCAACAGCGAGGTGAGCTTCGAGAGCTACACCGGCAACAGCCAGGTCCTGTTCCGGGGCTCGGTTCGTATTCTCGAAGCCAATCAGTTCAGCGGGGTCCCCCTGCGCGAGATCGGTTTCACCGGCGTCCTCTCTGTCACGGCGTGGCCCGAACAGAGCGGCGAGTTCGGGAAGTACACCGTGCGCGCCACCGCCACGGGTCTGCCCACCGTCAAGCGCCGCAGCCAGGTCTAGACCCCAACCACCCAACCCACGTTTCACCTATGAAACCCATCGTCACCATCCTCGCCCTGTGCGCGGCCTTGGCCCTGCTCGCGGGCTGCGCGTCCACGCCCGACAAGGAGCAGCGCTGCGCCTCCTACGCCGAGGTGTACACGCTCTACCTCGCCAGCACCGAGGTCCGGCCCGTCAGCAAGGAGGAGGTCGCCGCCGCCACCGCGGCCGCGATCTTCCTGCGAACCTACTGCGGGTGGACGGCCACCCGCGGCAACGACGCCAATGGCGTCCCCGTCATCCACCCTCCCGCCAACTGATCCATGAGCACCGAACTCGAACTTCTGGACCCTGTGCGGACGGTCGACATCGGCACGGAACAGGTGCAGGTGCGAGAACTCCGCTGGCTGGATGCCCTCCAGTTCCTTCAGAAACTGGCCGCTGGCATCGAGCAGGTTGTGGGGACGCAGGCCATCGGGCCTGACGGGGCCGTGCGACTCAATGCCGACCGCCTGCGAGAAGCCGTGCTCTCTGGGGGAGATCTGGCCAATACGCTGCTGGCCAAGGCCACCAGCCTGCCTCAGGCGCGGCTGGAATCCTTGTCGGCCTCTCAGGCGCTCACGCTTCTTGGCGCTGCCGTCGAGATCAACTTCCGCGAGGACCTCGTGGGAAAGCTCCGGGGCGTCGGCGGCGCCCTTCAAGGGGCGGTCACGGCGACCGTCACGACCCGCTGACCCGGGCGGTCGATTTCCTGGTCTGGCAGGGCTACCCGGCCGACTGGATCATGAGCCTGACCTTGCGCCAACTGCTCGCCTTCCTCGATGCCGCCGCCGCCCGTATGGCGCTCGTGGCGAAGGCAGGCCTCAACCCGCACCTCTGAACCATGCCCGCCGACACGGTCGAAGTGGTAGTCAAGCTGACCGGCCTTGGGGCCGTGCAGGCGGGCATGCGCCAGTTCCGCAGCGCTGTCTCTGGTCCGCTGGAAGCGATGGCAACCAAGGTCCGCGGGTTCGCCCTTGGGCTCGCCAGCACCGTCGTGGCCGGGTTGTCGGTTCGCGAACTGGCCTCGCAGCTCAAAGGGGCGCTGGAGGCGATGGATCAGGCGGCGGAGGCCTCCCAGAAGCTCGGCATTGTCACCAACGACCTGACCGCCCTCGACTACGCGGCGACTCTGTCCGAGTCCTCGGCGGAGGCGCTGCACAACGCGCTCAAATTCCTCGCGAAATCGGCCTCCGCCGGCTCCGACGCCTTCGTCACCCTCGGCATCGAGGTGAAGACGGCCGACGGGCACTTCCGCTCGCAGACCGACCTCCTCCAGGATCTCGCCACCCGCTTCGCCGCGATGCCAGACGGCGTCGCCAAGACCACGCTGGCGCTCGAACTCTTCGGCAAGGAGGGCCTGAGCATGATTCCGATGCTCAATGCCGGGGCGGACGGCATCCGCGAGATGATGGAGGAGGCGAGGCAATTCGGGATGGTCATCGCCCCCGAGACGGCAGCGGGCGCCAATGCGCTGAACGACAACCTCGGTCGGTTGCACATGGCGGTTCAAGGCATCGCCCGCACCGCGCTGGCGGAACTGATCCCGACGCTCCTCGACCTGAGCAACCGGCTCATCGAGTGGGTGAAACAGAACGACGCCGTCCGCAAAGGCGCCGCGTTCCTCGCTGAAGGCCTCCGCTACCTCGTCTTCGACATCCAAGCGCTGATCGTCGCCGGCCGAATTTGGTTCAACACCTGGGCGGTTCAGGCCGCTGCGATGGGCAAGGTCTACGAGGCTTTCGGCAAACTGCTGGCCCGCATCTGGCAGCAACCCATCGAGGTCATCCGTGCCCTGATCGAACACATGAAGGTCGCGGTGCGAGCCGCCGGGGATCTCGCAGAGGCTCTGGTCCTGGTCGCCCAAGGTCGCTTCGGTGAAGCCAAGGACAAGGCCAAGGCCGCCGCCCTCGAAATCGGCCAATCCTTTCTCGCGACCGGAAAGGCCGTCGTCGAGAGCGCCGACAAGACGGGCGAGGCCCTTCGGAACGCTCTGGTCACGCCCATCCAAGGAGCGGCAGCGACCGTCGCCACTCTGGTTGCCGAGACCAAGAAGGGCTTCGACGAACTCCGCACCACGGCGGGTTCGCTCTGGTCGCCGCCATCGCTCCCGGGGGCCAAGCCCGGGGCTGCCGCTACCGATACCGATGTCGATCCCGCCGCGGAACGTCGCAAGCGCATCGCCCGCGAACTCCGGGACTCCGAATACGAGCTGCGACGCCGCCGCCAGGCGGTCGAAGACGAGATGGCCCGGCTGGAAGCCAACTTCGGCACCACGGAGGCGGACAAGTACCGCGAACGCATTGCACTCCTCCGGGAGGAAATCACCCTCATCGATCAGGAGATTGAACGGCTCCGCGCCCGCCTCGAAGTCGAGCGAGATGCCGATGTGCGCGAAGGCCTGACCCAGTCGATGCGCGGGCTCGAAAACGAGCGGCATGGCGTTGAAGGGCAACTGACGCGAACTGAAGGCGCTCCGGACCCGTACTCGATGCGGGACCAGATGCTCAACACGGTCACCGAACTGGAGAACCGGATCGGCACCGCGGCGGAGTCGGTGGCACGGGCGTTTTCCAGCGTCATCGGCACCGCCATCGACGGCATCGCGCAGGGCATCGAGGGCCTCGTCAAGGGGACGATGGACTGGGGCGAGGCCCTTCGGAGCATCGGCAGTTCCATCCTCAACGGCGTCATCTCCGCCATCAGTCGGATGTTCGCGGAATGGATCGCCAAGCGTGCCCTGATGGCGATTAAGAACATGATGTTCTCGACGCAGGAAGGCGCCACGGACGCGGCGGCGAAGGCCCCCGGCGCGATGATGTCGTCCATCTCTTCCTACGGCGTCGCGGCGGTCGTCGGCATGGCGGCGATGCTCGCGGCGTTGGCCGCCATTTCCGGAGCGTTCGCGAAAGGCGGTCGTCCCACTCCAGGCATGCCCGCGCTGGTCGGCGAGGAAGGCCCCGAACTCTTTGTGCCCGACCGGCCCGGCCTGATCGTCCCCGCCGGGATCACCGAACGGATCATGTCGGCGGTCTCCGCCCCCACGGAAGGCTTCTACGCAGGGGCCGAGAGCGAGCCTCAACCAGCCGCCTCTGCGTCGGCGCCCCAGCCACGAGGGACCAACGCCAACATGAGCCTCGTCCTGGTCGACAACCGGCGCCACGCCCGGGAGTTCCTCGAAAGCTCGGACGGCCAGGCGCTGATCGTCGACGTGATCCGCCGTCGCCGGATGGACATCGGCCTCAAGACCTGACCCATGCCCGTCACGACCTACAACGATGCCGTGGTGATCCCGCACCCGCCCGACTGGCGACAGCCGGTGGAGTGGTCGCGTTCGTGGGATACCCGGATCGAGTCGGCCGTCACCGGCTCCGAGGCGCGGATCGGGCTGCGGTTGAAGCCACGCCAGCGCATCCGCTTCCGACTCGTCCCGCAGGACCTCACGGAGCGGCGCTGGCTCGCGGATCGCCTTCGCGCGGCTGCCAAGGCTGGGCTGGCCATCGTCCCCCATTGGGGCCGCGGGTTGGAGCTGTCGGTCGATGCCAGCGGCAAGAAGGTCACCGTGGCCGTGGACGGGTTCCAGAGCCAGCCCGGGGACGTGGTCTTCCTTCACCGGCCCGAATTGGAGGGCTTCAACCTGTTCGACCTGGCGGTGGTCGTGTTCCACGAGAACAAGACCATCCACCTCGCCGCCCCGCTCGCCCGCGCCTACCCAGCCGGAGCCCGGGTGTACCCGACCATCCTCGGCAAGATCACCCTCGGTGAACTCGAAGCCCTGGATGACTGGCGGCAGGCGGTGAGCGTGGAGGTCCTC